ATCGGGCGCGACCAACATAAGTACCACGGAACAAATAAAAGCACTTGCGTCGGATGGCGCGGGAAACTGGATGTTTGGGCAAAAGGCAAACTTATACTTTAGCTCTGATGATGGTGCAAGTTGGGCTTGGCTCATTCAACCATCTGGGGCGAGTGGCGATTTTATTCGAGACATCGTTTACACCAATGGTAGCTGGGTTGTCCTTTATTCTGCCGGCGGAAATGCGAAGATGATTGCGTGCGTGGGCAGCACAGCGGCAAACATGGACGACTCCGGTGACTGGGGCACCGCCGTTACGCTGACCGGCAATTTCACTGATGATGTCGGTAATGAAACTACACCAACGCTTAGCGGTACTAGCACCAAGCGCATGGCCGCGGCCAATGGTCGAATCGTTGCGATGCAAATGGGTAATGGTCCTAATGGCGCGAGAACAATTGGAGCGGATGTCAGCGCTAAAGTTATTACATTGGATTCCAGCGGCACTATACAGCGGGTTCCATTCACAGCAGGCACCGCACAGTGTATTGCCACTGATGGCACTACTTGGCTAGCTGGCGGCGACGGTAGTGATGCCGGCAGAAATGGCGGCGAGATTTGCCGATCGACAAACGGTGGAGATTCTTGGGCGCTCATTGTAGAGGGTATCGACAATCACACCGCAAACAAAGTTAATGGCATCGCCCCTGACTTATACTTGCCAATTGGGTGAGCGTAATTGTTGACGGATTCTCGGTCGATGACTGGAATGGAATCACTGCGCCAGTAATTTTCCCGTTATAGAGTATAAAATAGTTGACAGAAACCACCGCCAGATTAGCCGAAAAAAGGGACTTTGCTCCAAAAGATACTATTTATTTTGTATAACTGCCATTATTGGAGCAATTGAATGTCAAACTTATTAAAAGAAGCGATCGTGGATGCGAAGGCATTACGAGAGTCAGCACTTAAAAATGCTGAAACCGTTGTAATCGAAAAATACTCAGAAGAAGTAAAAGAAACATTACAAAAACTTTTAGAGCAAGAAGATGAATTGGGGATGGAAATGCCGGCTGAAGACCCTGCAATGGGTGCCGACCCACTTGCCGCCGAAGATCCCGCCATGGCCGATCCTGCACTCGACGCAATGCCCATGGAAGATCCTATGGCCATGGACGCCGAAGGCGAAGAGGCCCCCGAAGAAGGTCTCGCCGACGAAGAGATTCCTCTGGGAGCAACCGATGACTTTGCTGAACTAGATGGCGAGAACTTAGGCAACTTTTCTGCTGCCGGCGCAACCGAACCACTTACAATCGACCTGGGTGCACTGCAAGAAAGCATTGAGGCCTTGAAGCAATCCCTTGATGAAGATGAAGAAATCGAGATTACTGAAGAAGAAATCACTGGTCTTCTCGACGAAGAACTCGAAGAGTTGGCTGGCGGATTGGGTGCGGTGATGAAAATGAAACCCAAACCCCCGGAACCTGAAAGCGACGAAGAACTCGAAGAGCAAACGGCCGAAGACGACGACGACACCCTCGGAGATAAGGCCGCCAGTGTCGCATCCGGCGGAGTCCTCGACGGCATCATGAGTGCCATGTCCGAAGAATTAGACCAAGATGCTCTCATTGATGCCATCATGGAGAAACTTACCGTCGACATGGGCGCCGACCTTTCTGGTTGGGCCGGCCGTTCATCGGCCAGCAAGCGCCGAGAGATCGAAAAAGAAATGGCGCATCGCCGTTCTACAGATGTAGAAGAAGAAATGAAAGATTTGAAGAAAGCTCAAGAAGAGTTGGTTTTCGAAAATAACCAACTTACCGAAAAGCTTTCGGAATACCAAGCAGCTATTGGTGAATTGAAAGAAGGTCTCCAAGACACTAACCTTTCAAACGCTAGGCTGCTTTACACGAACCGTGTGCTAAGAAATACCTCCTTGAATGAGCGGCAAAAAGATAAAATTGCCGAAGCTATTTCAAACGCTGGTTCAGTTACAGACGCGAAGACAATCTATGATACACTTCAAAGCACAGTGGAGGCTAAACCTAAAAAGAGGCCACAATCACTGAGCGAAGCAATCGGTCGACGCAATACTGTACTCCGGGCAACTCGTAAAGAGGAACCCGCATCCGATCCTTTCCAGAATCGGATGAAAAGACTAGCTGGAATAAAATAATCATATATAGTATAAAGGAGGTGATTTAAAATGTCTAGTATTATCCAAAGATTGACCGAAGGATGTGTCAATCGTGATATGCGTGCTGAAGGTTCTGCTCTTCTCGCTAAGTGGGAGAAGACGGGTCTTCTTGAGGGTCTCGAAGGAACCCGCAAGAAAGATTCTATGGCGCGCTTGCTTGAAAACCAAGCAAAAGAACTACTCCGCGAAAGTAGCACTCTGGCCACTGGTGATGTTGAGGGCTTTGCAGCCGTCGCGTTCCCCATTGTCCGTCGTGTATTCGCAGGCTTGATCGCAAACGATCTTGTCTCTGTCCAACCAATGAGTTTACCCTCGGGTCTCATTTTCTTCCTCGACTTTACCTATTCGTCTAATATCGGTGAATCCGCTACCCAAGCTTCCCGCTTAGGTAACACTGCCGATGCAACCATTTATGGTGGCGACAAGGTTGGTTCACAAATTACCGGCGGCGTTAACTTAGCCGACGAGTTTGGTGGTGATCCCTATGCAGGTCAAGTTCGTGGTTCTGGTCGTGGTTACGCGTATGCGTCTCCATCAGGTTCCAATGTGGCCCTCACAGCTAATTTAGCTGATGGTGCGGTTACTGCTTTGATCAGGCTTGATGGTGATCTCAGTGAGACCCAGAAGACCTTGATGGATCATGATCCAGACCTTATGGCTGAAACCGCTTCGGGTCTTATTATTATTGATGTTGCTCGCGATCACATCGCGTCGGCCTCAGAAGATCCAGATTATGGTAACCTTGGTGCTTTCTCTCTTAGAGATATCGCTGCACAAACCACAAGTGGTAACGACTTGTTGTCCATGATCAACGGTGCTGCCAGCGTTGGAACGATCGGCGCTGTCTCAGAGCTTCACCAAGTTCATCGTTTGACCCGTTTGGTTGGTTCCGATTCTCGTGGCGCGCCATATCAGTCTGGCTTGACTAGTCAGGCTAATGCGGTTCGTTTCTATGTCGTTTGTGATGTTGGAACTGATCTTACTGAAACCACCACCGCTGAGGTTATCGGTGCTGCTCTTGACGCGGATAAGATTACTTTCCCAACTCAAGATGCCATCGATGCGTCTAACGCTGTTGGTGCGGTTGTTGGTGACCTCTTCCCTCTGGAAGCGAACGCCAACATCCCCGAGATCGATATCAAGGTTGATTCGATTGCTGTCACGGCACAAACCAAGAAGCTCAAGGCTAAGTGGTCCCCAGAGTTAGGTCAAGACCTTAACGCTTACCACAACCTTGATGCAGAGGTTGAGCTTACCAGCATCCTTTCGGAGCAAGTTGCTCTGGAAATCGATCGCGAGATCCTTGCTGACCTTGTAAATGGTGCTACTGCATCCACTTACTACTGGTCGCGTGCACCGGGTCTCTTCGTGAACCGTGTAACTGGTGCTGAACTTGGTGCGGCTTCTGCTGCCCCTGACTTCACCGGTACGGTAAGCGAATGGTATGAGACTCTTTGCGAGACCATCAATGATGTGTCCGCTCAGATTCATCGCAAGACCCTTCGTGGTGGTGCAAACTTTATCGTTTGTTCGCCAGAAGTTGCTAACATTCTTGAGTTCACTGCTGGATTCCGTGCTTCCGTCACTCATGACGACGAGACCGGTTCCGTTGGTGCTGTCAAGACAGGCTCGTTGAGCAAGAAGTGGGATGTCATTGTTGACCCTTACTTCCTTCGCAATGTTGTCCTTGTGGGACGCCGCGGCTCCTCTTTCCTTGAAAGCGGATTTGTGTACGCTCCATATGTGCCACTGCAAACTACACCTACGATCTTCGGACCAGAAGACTTCGTACCCCGCAAGGGAGTCATGACGCGTTATGCCAAGAAGATGGTGCGTCCTGATATGTACGGACTCGTTATTGTCCGCGGACTTATTGGTGAGCAAGGCGCTACTTGATAAGTTAGCGATACTCACACTAAACATAACCCCCCTGTTTTCAGGGGGGTTTTTGTTTTTGGGAGCATATTCCTAAAATGTTGATCTCTCAAATTTTTTCTCCGGTAATTTTTTGAGATTTTGCATTTGGGGGAACTATTTACTGTAACTTGACTTTATTCTCCTTGGGCGAGGCCACTGCCCTAGAAAGAGAGTATTCCGAAGTGGCTGGAATACAATCATTGAATGAGGCGGGTTATTGCAATAACATAATAAAAAGGAGAAATTAAATTATGGGAAACCGAAGACTCGGCCGTAAAAGACTTTACGGGATCGAAAAAGAAGGACAAACTGTTGATTTGGGCGCTGCAGCAGGCATTAAAGATGCCATTGTAAGCACAACCCAACACAGACTTGGCCAAGAGTTGATTACTGAGATTGTTGTAGATCTTGGAACCTCAAAGGCAACTATACGCGGCGGAGGTACCGCCGAATACGCAATCGGTGTAGCCAGCACGGCCGCTACTTTGGGACAGTTAACTGTCGCTAAAGTTGGTGTCGTAACAGAGATTAGATGTGTTTGTTTGGAGGTACCCGCCGGAGGTGCGACCAACTGCGATATTTGGACCAATTCGAGCGGCACGATTGCGACAGGAGCGAATGTTGGTGGCGGTACCGCTGGTCCCGCAGATGTCAACGCTATAGGCGAAGATACATCGGCAACCAACGACGCCAATGGATATGCAGACCTTTATCTGTATATCACTGATGGAACTGGAGGCGCATCTTCGAGTAACATGTCGGCCGGTAAGTTTGTGATCTACATTTACGGATTTGCGGTACCAGATGATCTTGTCTAGACTAAATTTCAATACTTATAAACAAGGAGGAAAACAAAATGGGAGTTAGAAGAAAATCTAGAAGAAGGTTAGCGGCAATAAACAAAAAAGGTGTCATTAAAGATGTTACCGCGTCAACAGCAGTAATGAGCAACAACATTGTAGCAGCCAGCCAGTTCCGCATGGGACAAATGGTTATTACTGATATGGTTCTTGACCTTGCTGGGGCGAAAAACACATTGTACTCGAAGGCAGTCGGCGCCGCCGATCCGATCGGCACAAACTCTACAGATGTAAGTTATGTCTGTAAATTAGGTGAGAGCGTGTTTGGTGTGGTTACCCAAGTAGAAACAGTCAACCTAGAACAGTGCACAGATGGTACATTGAAAGATTACGATCTTATGTTCGCCACCGGTGCCGACGGATTTCTTGGAAGTGATGCTACTAGTGCCACGGCGCTAGCCTCAGACATCTTTGCATCCGGCGGATCCGCCATTGGAAAGCACAGTACTACGC